AGGTCACAGTCTGCACAGTCCCGCTCGTCAACGACAAGGTTTGGCTCGTGCCGGAGTTGCCAATTGCCACCACGCTCTCGGTGTAGTTGGTCACCGTGGGATTGGTCACTGTCGAAGTCGAAATGGCCGCTCCAGTGATGGTCGGGCTGGTCAGAGTCTTGTTGGTCAACGTCTGGGTCAGATCGTTGCCCGTCATCGTGAAGTCAGCATCAGGGACGGTGACAGCACGGTTGGCCGTGGGAGAGGCCGTGAAAGTGGAGGTGAAGGTGGTCGAACCGCCTGAAAGTGCAAGCGCCATGTTTTTTTCCTTAGAAGACGACCCAGCGTTGGCTAGACGGCACAGTCACCGTCACACCGCTGTTGATTGTGACCGGGCCAACTGAAAAGCCATTCTGTCCAGTTGCCAGTGTGGCATTTGCCGTGACTGTGGAAGCTGTCAGTAGGATTGCGCCAACCCCGCCACCAACTCCGTTTGCGGTGTATCCGGCTGGATACGTTACGAAGACATCTTTCGTCCCAGCAGAGAAGCTGACCTTGCTCCCGCCCGCGCTGGAGGACAGCACGGTGTCGCGGGAGAGGGTTGTGCCAGCGGAGGTGTATGTGCCAATGCCCACCTCCCATTCGGATGTGCCTTGACCAGCAATCGTGTAGTAGGTGTTGTTCCCGTTACCAATTGCTGAAAACGACTGGAAGCCTGTGGCGGCCCCACTGAGAGTGACGGTTCCCGTCCCTGTCGTAGTCGTAGTCTCTCTGACCCGGTCGGCAAGAACGAAAGCCATTTATCACACTCCAGTCAGGTCATCTTCTTTGAACCAGCGTTGTTGAAATTCACCGTTGAGGTCAGTCCACTCGATCAAGCAGTAGACATCGCCAGTCTCTTCGTCCATGCGGAAAGCCTGAATAGGCCCCTGCGGAACAACGGCGTTCAAACGAACAACATCACCTTTTTGGTACTTTGCCATCATGCCCCCTTAAACAGCGTCAAGGCTGAAGGTGTAGGTCACACTCAGCGTATCGCCAGAAACCACCGAACGGTCGCCGCCAGTGAAGTCAGAAGCGGAGAACAGAATACCGGTCGTGCCGCCCTTGGTGTTGCTGGTGGTCAAGAATGCGCCGCCAACAGTGGTCGTGTTGTTGATGCTGAAGGATGCGGGTGACGCAGTGTTGGTCGCCACCGAAGGATCGGTCGTAGTGGGAGTGCCAAACGTGCAAGCAGGGCGAGTGGATTGGCTGTAATCCGTCACTTCGGTCCAGCCAGCATGAGAGGACATGGTGTCAGAAGCCGCAGGAGTGTTGGAAGCGCCAGCACCGTAGAGGCCGATGTACCAAGCCGCCGTGTAGCCAGAGCCAGTGAAGTACTTGGCGTTCATGTCCTGAAGCCCCACGTTCACCACGAGGTTGTGGTTTTCCTCTTTCCACTTCAGGTTGCCGTCCTTGTCGAAGCACTCAACAACGAAAAAGCCGCCCGCCTTCACGCGCTCAGAAGCGCCCCGATCCGCCACGATTGATGCCTTGAACTTGTCAAAGGCTTTTGCTTTGTTGTCCAACATGGGATTTCTCCTTATGCGATACGCACGATGGCGTTGGAGGCATCGGCGACTGGGAAAGTGATTGTGAAAGTGCTGTCCGACACCGTCTTGTCAGAACCAAAATCCAACACTGCCACAGACTTGTTGCCTTGTGTGGCATTGTAGATGAGGGCGGCTCTTGCTGTAAACGACGCAGAAGCCCAAGAGGTGTTTGCAAAGGACACGTAGGCCACCGTGCCAGACGAGGTTGGCGTGGTTGCGGTGAGCGTATTGCCGCCCGCCGTGTACCCGGTTCCAGTCACCTCGTTGCTGGTGCTGTAGACCGTGGTGGACGCATCCAAAGAAGCATTGCCTGTGTAGAGGGCGATCTTGAACGTGTCGGTCAGAAAATTGTGAACGCCGTCGAGCAACTCAACCTTGAAGCTCGTGGTGGCCCCTTGCATGATGCTCATGTGACCGCCTGTCTGTATTGACCAGAGCGGTACGCATCCTGACGCTCCATCCCATCGCCCAGACGTTTCGCCAGTGCAAGGGCTTCCTTGTACTTGCCGTCGTAGAGCGCCATGAGGTCAGCCTCGCCCTTCATGAAGGTGTACGCCTCGACCAAAGAGCCGTACAGAAGCACGGAATCGAAGTTGTCACCCAGCCATGTGTGGCCGTCGCCGGAGTCCACAATCGAGGTCGGGTAGTAGAAGTAGTGCAGCTCAACCGTGTACGCCGCATCAGGGGTGGGGCCAAGGATGAACGACAGCTCGTTGGTGATGGTGGGACTGCCGCCGCTCGTGGTCGTGGGGCCAAAGAGGGCGTAATACTTCGGCGTGGCCGTGTCCGTGGGTGTCGGGTACGCCTGACGGATGAAGTTCACATCCTTGTTCAAGAGGTACTCGTACGCGCCCAGCGCGTCCACAACCGCCATCGAGTAGACGGCCAAGAAGTCGCTCGGGCAGGACAGGTACTTGTTGTTGGTGGTCGTCAGCCCAGTGACGTTCCTGCGAAGCGAGGGGAACTGGATCGTGTTGAAGATCCGCTGCTCCGCTTGCTTGATGAACGTGTCGATTTGAGTGGTCGGAGAAACGCCAGTCCCATCGGCCAAGTAGGTCGTTGGGAACTGGTTCTCGGTGTACGACTGGATCGCCGCAACAAGTTCATCGTAGGTCATTCAAACCTCACGCCATCGGGCCGCGTGCCATCACACCTTTGGTTGCAGCACCAGTGCCGCGAATCTTGATGCCAGAAGTCTTGGTGGGCTTGTAGTCGTTGCTGTGCGAATTGGCCACAGACACATTGGCCTCGCGCATGTACTGCTTGTTGTCGGACACGCCAGCGGGAGAGCTGGCAGTCTTCACGGGTTGTTTGTACTCAGCCATGATTAACGCCCCCGTCCAGAAGAACGCTGGTTCATGATTTTGGCCATGTTGCGTCCATACTTGAGCATCTGCTCGTTGGTTTTGCCGCCAGCGGCCATCTTTTTGACCCCGTGCATGCGCTTTTCGTGCGCCTTCACTTCGGCTTTGGCAATTTTCTTCATGTTATCCATAGTGACTCCTTACACGGATACCGTGACTGTACCAATTTCCACTGCCAAAACCAAGTAATTTGGTGTCAGAGCGTCGTCAAACGCACGTCCACCGCCAACCGGGTTCCAGCCCCACTGAATGTCCCTGCTTCCGCCAGACGGATACCCATTGGCATCCAGACCAGAGGTCACGTAACTGCGGTCAGGGCGAGGGTTGCGCAGACCTTGCGGGTCATACACAGGCTGTTCGCCCAGATGCAACTGCGGTTGGTCAGGATCCCAGCAGGTTGGGCACACCAACAGGTCGTAGTTACGCCCCTTGATGACCTCCTTTTTGAGCACCCTGAGCTTGTACCGCTGACCACAGCGGTCACACTCAGAAATTGCCCATTTACCGGAGGCAAACCGATTGCCCATCAGTACCTCCCAATGTAGGTCTGTCGGGGAACCAAACGCACCGCAGCTTTTTCGTGATCTTCGTACGCGGCCAGCTCCCAAGCCTCGTCGTATTGCTGTTTGAGGATGGGCAAGCGTGCTTCTGCGCCGGGAATCTTGAGGGCCAAGTAATAGGCCAGCCCAGCCGTCATGCAGGGCAAGAACCGGAACGGCACGTCCATCGTGTTCGTCCCGCTGCCAGCATCATCAATGCGGCGCAACCGCCAGTAGACAAACTGATAGGCTTGGGAATCGTCCGGCACTGGCCAAACTGTGATCGTGGGGGTCTGGGGCTTGCGGTCAATCCACACCTGAATTGGGCGGGCTTGCGTCAGCTTGTTGGGGATCGTGGCATAGGTAGAAACACTGATACGCGTGATGGTGAGGTCAGCCTGTGTGGCCGCATTGCCCGCACCGGTGCGGATCACATGCTCAATCAAGTCCACTGTGTCGCTTGGCAAGTTATACGTGGCTGTGCCCGGAACCAGATTGATGGCCCCAGAGTCAAACGTCCACATGTTGATGCCACGGTTCGCCCAGTCGGCAAACAGAATGTTGAGGCTACGACGAGCAGTGCGCAAGTCGTAGCCAGAACGCATCTCGGAACCGGCCCGCTCAAATGCTTCCTCGACCAGCTCAACAAGGTCAAGGTTGAAGTCAGTGGTTCCTGATGTTGCCATTTATCTGTACCTCGCTGTCTTTGCCGCCACCTTGGG